GAAGTGGCTGTTGGCCTTGACCACGCTGGTGGCCAGGGGCACCTCGTAGACCTTGTTGGTGCCGGAGTTGGTGGTGGTGAAGGTGGCGTTGACTTCCTGAAGGGACTTCACTGTCCCCCGCGGGGGATAAAACTGTACACCCATCAGCTCACCTCCGCGCCGTGGATGGTGGCCACGATACTGTCCGCGGCCGAGGCGAGCCCCTGGAGGGAGTCGCCCTCGGACAGCACCAGCCCTCCGCCGCCCAGGGAAATGAGCAGTGTCTCATCTACGTCCAGCGAGCCGTGGAATATCCGGTTGCTCGCCCCGGCCGTGCCTCCGCTGGGCACCAGGTGCAGGGTGTAGGTGGCGGCGGCCGACCCGGAGTTGTGGAGCAAGATCTCGTGTACGAGGGCCGTCTTGCCGGCGGCCCCCGTGAACAGGGAACTTGCCGAGGTCGCTAAGTGTGCTGGCCCATAGAACCGCTTGCTTTCCAGCGACGTGATCATGCCCGTCCTCCCATTACCAGGCCCACGTAGATCGCCATATCCAGGGGAACCAGATGGTAGGCCGGCTGGCCATTACCATTGAGAATGACGGTCCGTTTCGCCTTCCCCCCCTCCAGCTCGGAATGGATCAACCCCTCCGTGCCGGTGGGGCGGGCGTCGGCGGTGCCGATGCTGGCGGCGACCGACCCGGACTCACCGTGCGAGTGGTTGAGGTCGGCCTTGCCGTCCAGCTGGGACTGGATCTCATCCAGTGCCGGGTTGTATCTTTTTGTGCCCCAGAAGGGCTCTCCCGGTGTCATCTTGTGGTCTTTGAGTGCCATTTCACCAGCTCTCCCGGATATCGAGGACCACCCCGCCCCAGATGCCGCGCGTCAGCTTGATGGGCGCCAGCTTCGTGAGGTGGCCGTATATTTGGTTCCTGATGCGGAGCACCTGGGAGGGCGCGTCGGGAAAAAAATCGGCCACGAACGACTTCCCCACTCCCACTTCCTGCAACAGGTCGTACCAGCCGCCCGCGACTTGCTCGCCGCGGACGAACTGGAACTGATATCTCCCCATACGATATGCGGGGCCCGGATCCCTGAAGCATTGCCCCCCTTCCGAGTAGGCCAGGCGGGAGGAGTCCTGAGGGCCGAGGGGTAGGGGTCCGCTGGGGAGACGCGCGGACTCCAAGGCATACCCCACCACCAGGACGCCACACTGGATCTTGCCATCGGGGTTGAACTGGTCGGCCCAAGTAGGGCCCAAGAAGCGAATGCGCACCCACCGGGCCACTATGAGCTCATCCAGGTAGACGAGCCGAAGCGAGCCGGCGGGGAAATATCGCTCCCGCTCCTCGCTGGAGAGATATCCATCGGCGCCATGTTCGTCGGCGCCGCATTCATCGACCCCCCAAAGCGGCTCCCAGGCCTCCAGGGATATATTCAACGCGTCCGCACTTCCCTGCGAATCACCGGCAGCGATCTCGAAGCTTCCTTCGTAGGAGAGGTTGTGGTTCACGACGGCGACGGCGTTTATGGGGAGCGCCTCCCCCAAATCGACATCCACCCACGCCTCACTGGAGGAGGGGGCCCGCCAGACCAGGGACCGAGCCTCGTCCAGCAGGTTTCCCGCCCCCAGGCCCGGCTCCTCGCCGGAGGCGAAAACTTGGGCAGAGGCCATATACCGTCGCGTGAGGAATCGGCTTCCCATCAGCCCCACAACTCCAGCTTGATCTCACGCCGGCGATGGTCTTCTTCCGTGCCCAGTACACGGAAGAGGACTCCTGCCGACATGCCATGCCGCGGCCGCCGTATTTCGATCAGATCTCCCGGGGATGCCGCCGGCAGGGTTTTCAATTTGGACACGACCTCCACCCGCCGCCGCTCCCGAGAGAAGAGATCCAGCCACATCGAGGCCAAGGCATCCAAGTGAGATGCCTCGACCAGGTAGGTCTGGAACGGGCCCAACTCTTTGGCCTTGGGATAGAGATCCCGAACGGAGTCGTCTTGGGCCGCGCGCGAGACGAATCTTTCACGGAGCCACTGCCGGTCCTCCTCCCCCACACTGTCGGCGGGGGATGATATGGGGGTCCAATTCCGCTGGCCCTCCACCACAACCCGCCACGCGGGAGAGAGACGATCAGGCCTGCTCCGAAAAGACCCCTGTCTGATATCGCTCTCGGTGATGCGGAGGGACGGATCTCCCGAGGGAGGTTCCAGCGCCCGTAGGGCCAGCTTCCCGTCGGGAGTATCGGAGAATATGGCCAGGCATCCCGTCAGCAACGCATCAATCACCTCCTTGATCGAGCGCTGGCGGTCCAGATAGATGCCCGCCGGCCAGGGGCGGGCCTGATTGAACGCGGAGAATGACTCCTGGTCGATGAGTCCAGGATCCACCCCCGCAAACGTCACGAGGAGATCTTCGATCAGCTCGCCCAGCAGTGCGCTGGGCACCCGCCCCTGCACGTCCAGGGTGGGCTGGCCGGCCGGCTCGGCGAAGGTGATGGTACCCTGCGCCAGATCGATGGCATACCCACTGCTCTGAAGGGCGCCATCGATCCGAACCGCCTGGACCGCCTCAACCGGCCCGAAGGCGGGGTCGTGGAACTGGTAGCGGTGGGCCGCCTCGTCGATCAAGATTGGGGTGATGTTCCTGCACCGCCCCAAGACCAGTGGGACGGCCCGCCCCACCACGGACTCTGGCACCCCGCTGCCCGCCTGATATTGATTCGGGGGAACGAGCCTGTCCAACAGCTCGGCCGTAGGGCTCACGAGTGGGATGCGAGCCCGGGCATTGTCGAACTCCGGCTGCCCCATGCTCCCCTGAAACAGCACCCACCACTGGGAGTAGGGCAAGCCGGGTCCGCCCACCCGGATGACCACGGGCCGTCCCTCGAAGGTGTAGTGGGCGAGGATGTCGTCTGCGGTGAGCGACCCGTCCGAGTCGAGGAATTGCCCCTCTACGGCGGCAAACTCGAGACGGCCATAGGCCGCCAGTTGAGAGCGACCCGTGGCGCCCTGGGCGCTCCGCCGCAGGCGGGACGGCGCCACCAAACAGGGGCGGAAGTTGTGGAGGCCGTCCCACTGCCCACCGTGATCCGCCAGGTAGAGGGAGATTTCCTCCCCGCTGTTCTTGTGGGCCACTTTCAGTTCGGCCGCATAGACGATCTTGGCGGGCCGGGACGCTATCCACTCCGCGAAACTCATCAGATCGACACCTCCATCGACCGTTCAGGCCCCCAGGCTTCGCCGGCTGCGGCGCGGCCGGCCAGGGCCTCCATCACCGCCTGTGTGGCCCCTTCTTGAGCTGNGGCCTGGATGCGCTCCATCGCGGCCCCGTCCCCCAGGACATCGCCATGCACCTCCACGTGCACGGAGACATGAACCTGCGGCGGAGCGGGAACCACTGCAGCGGGTGGCGCTGCTATCGACGGCCTCTGCGGCGGCTTCACCGCAGCCGCGCCCAGGCGATTGATGGCTTCGAGGATCGGCAAGGTCTGGGCATCGACGCTCGCGGCCCGCACCACGAACTCGCCCCTCTGTAGGATCGCGGGGACTTCGTCCCGCGCCAGGCGTGGCCAGAACGCCCCTCCGCCGCCATGCAGACGCCGGGCGCCGCCGTGCCAGGAGATCAGCCCGACAGAGAGGGCCCAGTCCGCCAGCCCTCCCGCATGCATGATGAGCCCTCCGTGATGATGGCGGTCGCCGGCTCCGGCCCCTGCGCGCAGGGCGGAGATCAGGTCCTTGATCGCGGGCAGGAAGTCCTTGTTGATGGCTTCGACCATCTGGCCGATGCCGTCCTGGAGTCGGGCGAAAGCGGACTCGCCCAACCCCAGCTCCTCGCGGAGCTGCCGGCCCCGCGCCACCAGCCGCTTGATCTCCTCCTTGGAAAGCTCGTGGGCCTTCTTGAGCTGTTCCTCGATGGAGCGGTACTCCTCCATCTTGGCTTGCAGCTCCTCGTAGGAGGCCGTGCTCTCCATGAGGAGGTCAATGAGCTGATCGGTTTGCTCGGCGGAGAGATTGAAGCCGCCCAGCAGGGCGTCAATGGACTGGGCCACCTTCTGCTGGGCGATGTCCAGCTCGTTGAGGCCCTGGGCCCGGGCCTCGTCGGCTGCCTTCTGGATGAGGGTGGCGGGGCTGAGCTGATCGCGCAGCACCTCTACCCACTCTCCGCTGGCAAGCTGGGCGGTGGTGAACTGGCTCATCAGCTCACCCAGCTCCACATCGAAGCCGGCCGCAAGCTCCTTCACCCGGCTGATGCTCTCGCCCAGGCGGTCAATGGCCTCGTCGGAGAGTCCCGCCAGGGCCTCCCTGATCTGCTCCCAGGGCGTGCCGCCCCAGGCTTCGCCGCCGCCGGCGAACCACCCCTCCAGCCCCAGGGTGCCGGTGCCGCCCTCGGTGCCGCCGTACAGGTGGAAGCGGGCCCACTCCTGCTCGCCCCACCCGCGGCGGGTGGCTACGCCCATCTGGCCGCCCGTGGGCGCCCACCAGGGGAGTCGCTGCTGGGCCATCAGCTCGGCCCGCAAGGCGTCCATCGCCTTGACCCCCACGCGATTGTCGCTGCGGTGGCCCATCCTGAGGGCCTCAAGATACTCCTCGATGCCCCCCTCACCACTCCGCAGCTTGGCCGCCAGCTCGGCGAACCTCCTGGCATCTGCCTCGCGCTCGGCGGTGTCGTCGTCGCCACCAAACAGGTCTCCGAGCAGGCCCCCACCCAGGAACCCCACCGCCCCACCAAGCAGGGCGCCCCAGGGGCCAGCCATCGCTCCCAGGCCGATGGCATTCATCAGTGTGCTGCTCATGCCCGCCATCGCCCCCAGGCCGGCTCCCAGGCTGGCGAACGACCGCCCCCGACCGCTGGTGAAGAGTAGTGGCGCCAGGAGGGATCCCCCGGCAAACCCCAGCCCGCCGGCAAGGAGATAGCCGCCCCAGCCCGTCTTGGTGCCGAAGGATGCTGCTCCACCGATGTCCCAATAGCCTTCGTTCCCTGTGGGCTGCGGGCTCGGGAGCCCGAAGGGAAAGCCGCCTCCGCCTGGCAGGAGACTGGTGAGCGGAACGTAGCCGGACCCCCGGATGAGGCCGGCGATATTGGCGCTGGCCCACAGAGTGGCGATCTGGGCCAGCAGGGAGGCGAAGACGTTGAGGACGTTGTCGGCGAACGATTCGAATGTGTCGCCGAGGTCCTCGATCTCGCCCGTCAGGACTCCCTTGAAGGTATGGGTGAACTCCGCCTGAATGCCTTTCAGGGCATCGACGGTGAGCTGCTCGATATGGTCGCCGAAGCTGGCCCAGTCGGCCAGCATCCGGTCCACGGCCGATTGTTGGGTCTCTGCCAGCTCACGGTAGTAGGCGGCCCACTCCGCCTCCCGGAGGCGATTGAATGGGGTCTCGCTGATGTACCCCCGCCGGAGCTGCTCCCGGTAGTGGGCGAGGGTACGTTCCACCTCCAGGCGGCGCTTTTCCTCGGTGGTGCCAGTGAGCTCCAGCAGGCGGGCGGACAGGTCCTGCTGGGCCTTCAGGCGCTCCTGGTCCCAGCGCTTCTCAGCCTCCAGGGCTTGCTGTTCCAGGCGCTGGCGCTCCTGCGCCACCTCTCGGTGGATTTTGATGATGTCGGCCGCCTGGCGCTCGGCCGCCCGGCGGCGTTCGTCCGCTTGGCGCCTGGCCTCCTCTTTCCACCGCTGATATTCGCGGGCCGCCTCCTTCACCCGGACCATGAGCCCGGCATACTTGTCCTTTGGGGTCGGCTCGATGTACCCCTCGGCGTTGGGGACGCCACCCAGCTCCTCGATGCGGCGCACCAGGGTGGCGATGGAATCGCCGGCTTTGCGCGCGCGATCCGTGAAGTCCCAGATCGCGGCGCTGAACTCATGCATGTCCTGGGCCCGCCCCCGGAGCGCGCCGCCCAGACGCTTCAGGATGTCGTACATGTCGCCCAGGCGGGCGCGGACCGTCTCGTTCCGGTCCGCTAGGGAGCCCAGCTCCTGGATGAGCCGACCCACCTGCTCCCGGAGGATCGCGATCCGCTCGCGCTCCCTGCCGGCCGGCAGTTTGATCTCCAAGGCCGCCAGCTTGTTGAACTCGGAGATCATCTCCCGGGCCACCTTCTGGAGATCCACGAGCGGAGAGCGGAAGTGGGCCAGGCGCTCGAGGCCGGCCGAGAAGGCAGCCCAGGAAGCGGGGTCCGCCGTCTTCAGCAGCGCAAACCGGAATTCCTCCAGAGCTTCCCCCGCCGACCGGGTGAGCTCCTGAGCCTTGGCGAGCATCTCCGCCTGCTTCGCGGCGACCTCCGCCTCCATCTGCGACAGCATGACGCCGCGCTTCTGGTTGATCGTCTCGATGGCCTCTCCGGTGGACTCATACTCTCCCCGGAGCTGCGGATACTTGCTCAGCAGCGAGTCCAGCAGCCTGGACTCGGCCTCCTGATTTCCGAGAGACTCGGCCAGCCGGCGGTCGAACTCCTCCATGTCGGCGCGGAACGCCTGGAGCCGATCACGGCTCCGGCTCCACTGATCCGCCAGCCGCCCGGTCTGGGCGGTGAGTTCCTGGAGCCGCTCGACGGGCCGCCCCAAATGATCCTGGAGAGCCGCCAGGCCCACCACTACCGCCCCCAGGGCCGAGACCATCAAGCCAAAGGGGTTGGCGGCCAGGCCGAAGGCCGCGGCCAGTCTGGCCGCGCCGCCGGCGGCGGCAAGCGCTTCGACCTTGAACGCCGCCAGGGCGGCTCCGGCCGCCCCGGCCGCCACGACCAGGAGATCCAGATGCTCCCCCAACCAACGCAGGGCCTGGACCAGGTCCGCCAGCGCGCCCCCCACGGACCGCGCCCATTCCTGCAAACTGCCATCCTGGGCCGCCTGCTCGATCCGGGCCAGGATGTCCTGGAGGGCGGCCTTGAGCTCGTCGAAGGCGCCGGACGCCATCACCTCTTGCTGGAGCCTGGCCCACCAGTATTCCATCTGCTGGATGAGCCCCTGCCAGGTGTCCAACAACCGCTGAGTCGCCCCGCCGTGGCGGCGCTCCAACTCGTCCAGCATGGCCGCGATGCCGGTGGCGGCATCGAGCGCCCCTTTCTGGATGAGGGCGCTCATCTCCGCCATGCTCATCCCCAGGCCTGCGGCCATCGCCTGGGCCGCGTCGGGGATCCTCTCCCCGAGCTGCTGTCGCAACTCCTCCAGGCTGACCACGCCTTTGCCGGCCATCTGTTGGATGGCCATTGTGACCAGCTGGATCTCTTCGGCCCCTCCGCCGAAGGCGGCCACAGAGTCCGCCAGGATCCGCATGGCACGATCCACGTCGCCTATCGTGGCGCGGACCGACTCTAGCCGGACCACGCCCTTCCGCGCGGCCTCGAACCCGAAGACCTTGCTGTAGTCGCGGCCCAGGAGGGCGGCTATCCTGGAGGCGGCCGCCTGGGCTGAATATCCCAGCCCTTCGAGCTGTGCGCGGGCCAGCTCGACGTTGGCGGCCATATCCAGGAACCCTTTGGCCACGTAGGCGAGCCCCAGGCCCGCCAACGCCGTCCGCAGGGAGAACACACGGCGCGTCAGGGAGTCGGCGCGGGACTCCACCCGCCCCATGCCCCGCTCCAGGCCCTGCGCCTCACGCGCGCTCCGAGCGAACGTCTCCTGGGCGACACGCCCGAACCGCACCAGCTTGGGCGTGCCCTTGTCATCGACGGTCAGCTCGATGCCTATGGTCCGCTCGCGGGTCATTTTTGGCCGTCTGTTGCAGGACCTCCATCCTGACTTCGTGGATCGTGCGCAGCTTCAGGAGCATCTCCTCACGCTCCTCCATTCCGCCGGGCCAGCGCCCCAGCGCCCGCAACACGACGATCACCGCCCGCATATCCAGGGGCCCCATCCCCGTCCAGGTGGGCCGCCACTGATCGGCCACCAGCTGGTAGGCCTCCCAAGCCTCCCGGTTGGCCGGGAGCAACTCCAGCTCGGCAAGCGGGCATCCCTGGCAGTCCAACCTCTCGGACAGGAGTTCATGATCGTCGATGCACTCCCTGCACTCGGCCCGGCCGGGCGAAAACCACCACCGGGCCCACTGGGTCAGTTTTTTTGCTCGGCCTCCAGGGCCGAGGCCCGGAACGCGGCCAGGTTGGTGATCTCGTCCAGCAACAACGTGGAGAACTCCACGCTGTGCTCCAGGAGCTCCCGGACGTTCTCCCGCGAGAAGGGCAGTTCCGCGGGCAGTCCGCCGGGGTCCACGGGGATCAGCTCAGCCACCACCTGGGGGGAGAGCCCGCGCCACCCGACGACCGCGCTGGCCAGGAGGTCGCGCAGGCGTCCCTCCAGAGCAGCGTCCCGGGCCGCCGGGTTCCGGATCTTCTCGACGCTCCGCGTCACCCGCCTCCACTCCTCGCGGGACAGATATCGGATGGTGATCTCCGCCCCGGGACGGATCTCCACGGTGCGGGTCAGGTCCTGCTTGCTTGCGGCCACATAGCCGGCCAGGTCGAATTCCGACATGAGACCTCCTCTACTCGTAGGTGAGGGTGAGCTCGTCTTCTAAGCTGGCCGACGCCAGCCCGGTGAGCTTGACCGACATGGTGCGCTGGATCTCGTCCCCGCCCATCTCCGGGGTGTCGAACACCCCGTGGGGGACCTCCACCCTGAGCTTGCCGCCGGCGACGTCCCCCAGGGCGACCACCAGAGCGCCCTGCTCCTGGCTGCGGGCCTGGGCGAACCAGGCCGCATACTTGCGCAGGAAGCGGGCGTTGATCGTGGCGGTGACCTGGCGCGGCCCCTCATAGATGGCGCTGGGATACTGATCGCCGGACAGCTCTTCCTCGTCCGGCTTCAGGGCGTTGGAGAGCTCCAGATCCAGCGAGGTGACGAGCAGCGAGGCTCCGTCCAGGGTGATCTGACCGGCCGCACTGCGCCCCTCCACCGGCGCCCCGGCCAGGCTGGGGGTGGGCAGGAACCCGGCCACAACGACCCCGGCCGACGGGGCCGCAGACAGGGCCGGGCTGATGGTGATGGTGTCGGCCGAGGTATCCACTGCGGTCACCGAGAAACCGGCCCCGCTGTTATCCTCGCTGCCCACCTTGATACGGGCCCCGACATCGAACAGCTTGGCGCCATCGGCCGACAGTTTGAGCACCTCGGTGGTGGAGCCGTCCACGAGCTCCTCGGTGCCGGCGCGGAGGAGCTGACGGAACATCCCGCTGAATTCCAGCGTCACGGCCCCCTTGGCCTCGAGGTGGAGCTTGAGGCTGTCCACCTTGCAGCCCAAGGCCCAGAACACGGTGTGCCCCTCGCGATAGGCCAGGGTGAAGCTCGGGAGCTCGATGCCCGGCGAGTAGACCACGTTGGTGCCGGCGTTGACCTCCTTGCCCCCCAAGGCGGCCTCCATCAGCACATCTTCCACCGGCGGGGTGCCGGCGCTGCCCGAGGGGCGGGCATACACCGACAGGCTCCACGAGCCCGCCGGGGTCGCGTCGCGGAAGCGGGTGGAAAGGGACCGGGAGTTGACGATCTCCTGGCTGGGCGTGAAGCTCTCGGCCTGGCTGGCCAAAGGCACGTCCAGCACCGCGATGGCGTCGGTGCTGGTCGGCGGCGCCAGCTCACCGAAGTTCGACTCCTTCGACACGAAGGCAATCGTCTCACGAGTCAGGGCACGCTCAGGCAGCGCCATCCGTCACCTCCTTTCCCTTCCGCTCGGCCGGCTTGGGCCCGGCCTGGCGGCGCGGGTGCGCCGCCACCTCTTCCCAAGCGCCGCTCGCCACCAGATGCACGGCCACTGCGGCCGCCACCCGGAGACACTCGCCCGGCGCCGCATCACCCCAGCCCGGCACCATCTGCCGGACAGGGGAGACGTTTCGTACCTCGATCTTTTTCTCCTTCATTGCGAATCCTCCACGAGGGCGTCCAACAACACCGCCGCCACGACGAAGTGGGCTCCCCCAATCGTCTCCCAGCCGAATCGGGTGCGCCGCGTGAACGAGGACAGGGCGGCGCCGCCCAGGGAGGGGTCGTCCTCCAGGGCACGCCGGAGCCGCCCCTGGATGTCCACCACATTGTCGCGGGCGGAGACGGCGGCGGCCGCGTCCGGCTGGAACCGATCAAGGACGACCACACTGAGGCGAACCATGAGCCGGCGAGGCTCGGAGGGGGCGCCCAGTTCCCGCGGCTCGTCCTCCTGCAGGGACAAGAGCTCCACCGCCACGGCGGGGGTGAGCTGCACCCGCTCATAGGACGAGCGGTGGACGACCAGCACTCCCTCCACCCCTTCGGCGATGGCCGCCACCGCATCGATGAGATTCCGAATCGCGCTCATACTTCCCCTCCGAGCCTCCTGAACAGCGCGACGATCTCGGGGCGCGCCCGCTCCGCAGCCCGATCCATGAAGGGATTCGGCCGCGCGCCACGCACTTGCGCGACGGGATGCCTCGCGCCCTCCCAGAACAGGGCCCGCTTCACGCGCGGGCGGATCGGCTGGCGACGAGGTCCGAACAATCCCGTGCCCTCGTGCACGAACCGGGCGTAGGGAGCGCCCGGCCCCACGAAGATCCGCCCACCCGTGGCGGTCTGCTCTACCTGGATGGCGTTCACCAGGTTCCCCGTGCGGTGGGGGGCCTCCTCCACCGCCAGGGATTCGATGGCCTGCAGAGCGAAAAGGATGGTCCGCCTCACTTGTTGCCGCCAGCTCGTGGGTAGCTCGAGGATGTCAGCGATCCGCGCCTCAAACATCGTCCAGCCCTATCTTCCGGCCAACGGGCAGGCCGTTGGACAGGAGGTAGGGCCCGGCCAGTCGCTCAGCTGCGGCCAGATGCCGCTGCATCAGACGTTCCACCTGGCCGGGCGTGAGATAGTTGGCCGATCCCTCTCCCAACGAGCCGCCACCCACGAAGCCCTGCCCGAGCTGATAGTTTCCCGCCAGGGAGGTGAACAGCTCGGCCAGGGCCAGGTGGGTCTCGGCCAGCTTGAGGGCCTCGGCCCGGGCCTGGTCCACGGGGCTGGCCGCGCCGGCGTCGGCGTAGGCCGCCTCCCCCACCCAGCGCCGGAGTCGCGCGCTGGCGGCCGCCAGGGGGGGG